TCCGCATCGGTCCCGCCTTCAACGCTGATATAGATCGCATTGGCCGCGATGGAGACGCCTGATACCGTGACGGTTCCAGATGTATTGTTTGAATAGCCCCAATAGTCGAGCACGTTCGGAACCTTGGCCACCGCGCCGATAATCGCACCGATGGACCCGAACGAGTTTCCTTCAACCGCGCTTTGCCGCCTCGCCTCGAACTGTTGCGCGGTTTCGACGTTTGAACCAGGGATGCCATCGGCGGGATTAACGACAGAGTTCCACCCGCCCGGCCCGCTGTAGATTTGATTGAGGGCGCCAGCGGGACACGCTATCGGCCCCGTTGTCGCACATGCGAAATTGATCGTGACCGTTCCACCGCCTGAAATCGTCCCGTTAGCCGTGGAGTAATAGAGATTGCTATTGGTATCCTGAGCGATGGCCCCGGCCTTGATAACCGTGGTTGGAGCTCCGGTGCAGGTGCATGCCACGACTGTTGACGTAGCCGGATTGCGTGTCAGAAAATATATACGCCCGATCCCATCTTGCAGCCTGCCCGTGGCAACAGCCGGATCGACGCCATTAAAGACAGAGAGCATCTGGTTGTTAGCATCGCCGACAATGGCGGTTTCCGATGCCGCGATTTGATCCTCCGGCGTCGAGCCGTCGAACAGGAGATTGCCCCCAAAAGCTGAGTTCAGATCAGCCTCTATGCCTGTCAGGATCGCGCTTTCACTCGGAGCGACAAAGCCCGCATTCGTGAATGTCAGGGACGGGACAGACGTTGAACCAGTCATAGTGAGAACCCTGTAACCCCTGAGCTAGAGGCGGTCGTATATTGCACTTGGCCTATCAGATGGCGATTGACCAGCGATGTAATATAGCACGTCGCCGTGAGAACGCCGGGAACCGTTAGCGCCGCTTTCTCAAACTGCGACTTGACCCATGAAAGAGGCATTGAGCCTCCCAATATCCGGTCATAATCGACGCCCAAAGTCGTATTATACCAATAGTCCCCCAACTTCAGCTTTAGAGCGTTGGCCACGGATTGAGACGTTGCGTAAGGATCGGTCGCCACTGCAATCGTATTGCCCGCCGTCATGCAAAGGTCGTTCGTCGTTCTGTCGAGGAGAAGCACGCTAGCCATTAGACGGGAGATCCTGTGTTTCCGCTGCCCGTCGTCACGCCGGAATGAAGGTGCGTATGCAGATGTGTTCCATTGCCGATCACGTCGCCGGTTGCGGTGATTGATCCGGTCACTACCAGATTGCCGGTCACTGTGACGGTCGGAGCCTTGATCTCGATGCCAGCCGACGAGAAGCGGAGATATTGCGTAGCCGTGGCCATCAGGATAGCGCCGACGTAAATCCCGTCCTCCGGCGCGAACCTGCGGAGCGATCCTGGATTAGCCTGTCCCTTGGCCGCCACGACTTGCGAAATATCCCTCTGAGCACAAAGCATGATGCCGATATCCCCTGCTTGTGGATCACAGATAATCATGCCCAATGACCCGCCCTGCAAGCGGAGATATTGCAGATTATAGATAGTCCCGTGAGGTGTAGGGTTTCCGTTCCCATCGACCTGATTAACAAGTGGTTGCACATTGACAGTCCCCGCCGCTACGTCCGCGCCGGAATTGGTCGCGGCGATGACCTTGACCGGCATGACCGTCCAGACCTTGCCCAATACCTGAGAGATCAGGAACGATAGGGAGTTAAAGTCACTCTCGGCTGAAAACGGGGTTTGCTGCCCGACGTATGCGGTATTGCTCATTGTGTCCCCACAAGCGACAGTCTGAGCGCGTCAATCACAGAAAACCAACTTCCCCCCGGCGTGTTCGCTTCGAGTTCCAGATTGAGGTATCGGATATACCAATCCCCATCAGCGGCGGGAAGGAGAGATGGCCCACCGCCAACGGGAACATTCGATAATGTAAATTGCCCCCCGGCCTTGAGGTTGGGATTGAAAAGGCATTTCACCATGCAGCCCGAATCAGTAAACGTCGGCCACCCGACCAGACCAGACGCCGGGCTGATTTTGGGAACCGCGCCGCCTCTTGATCCATTCTTAGGCCATATCGCCAAGGTTCCGGTCGGGACGTTCGTATCAGCGGCGTCTTGTGTGCTTTTTTGCACAGTCGCTTCGTCGATATAAAGGTTTATACCCGCGTCCGCCGCTGCCTTATTCGCCTGATCAAGCAATGTGCCGTGCAGATATGGGCTTGGCAATATCACGCCCTGCACGCCGCTATTTTCGAACGTATAGCCCAATTGCCACGCGATATTCTGCATGACGACGGCCACGTCTGTCGGCCCGTTGTATGAGACTGGCGCGACAGGTTTCATGGCGGCTTGAATGCCCGCGTGAGCATGGATCACGAAGGCGTTGTCAGGCATGGCGGCGAAGTCCTGATAAGCCGCATAGAACCCCCCAGAGAACACCGTGAACATTCCCCCGGTATCATCCCCCGCCTGAACGGTGATGCCGTTGGTCCGGTAGGACAGGAGGGGCTTTCCGAGAGATGAGAGTTTATCCATGACTTGCCGTGTCAGGCCATTCACGCGGATCATTGCATCCGACATGCCAGGACCTCCCGTCAAGTTGATCTTTGCGGAAACGCGAAGGCCGGAAACCGTGACCGTGTTCCCCAGGCCCGGCCCGAAGGTGTCCGTCTGGTTTGGATTGGCGATGTTGCCTTGTGCGTCCTGAACGGGTCCAAGCGAGATGGTCAGGTCGATCTTGCGTTGAACAAAGCTCATGTGGATAGCGCCACGTCGGCAGGCGTCAGATAGGTGAGGAAAAATCTAGGCCCGATGCCTGTGTAATATGGGTCGGCACTTCCCTGTGCATCGAACCAAGCCAGATCGCCGACAAATCCAAGGTATGCGTCACGAACGAGCCTTACCGTGTTGAGGCATAGGGTATTGGAGATAATCAGCGAGCCATTCAATGCGAGGGAGAGATATAGACCCGTGTTTGTTTGCCTCACGGCTATGCCGCAAGCCTGATTGTTCAGGGTGATGTTGATCACTTGATTGGGGATAGCTTGTAGGGGGATAACCTGCATTATGAGCCCCCTGGAGGCTGTACCGCCGCCGTCTGTGCCGATGTCGGGGGTTGAGCCTGTACCGGTCCCCCGCTTGTCGGACTAGCCCCATCCGGCGCGGCTGTCGAACTAAACTGCTGAGTAGCCTGCACCCTGATTTGCACAAACCATATATCAGCCGTCAGGAGCGTGACACCATGTGATGATTTCCGGGAATAATCGACATGCTCGACGTTCACGTTTTCGTAAGAGGCTTCCGGCGTGAATATCGTGTAGAAATCAAACGACGCCCTGAGCGTTTCCAGATCGGTGAGGAATTGCGCCCGGTCCTGATTGGTCCCGCCTTGCGATAACACCACCCGGCATTGGAATGGTTGCTGGACCTTATCGTAACTCTCGAAGGCGTCAGGCTCTAGCGGGAAATTCGATATCCGATATTCCCCGCTGAACTCGAACGAAACGAACACGTCGGCAGTTATGGCCGGATTGTTGCTTGCGTCGAGAATAGCCCAGCTCGGCGAGGATGATGATTGCGACGCGGACAGGCTATCGCCGAAAACAGGGGGAGGCGTCGGCGTTGGCGGAAAGAATATCGACCGCGCCAATGAAGGCACGCCAAGAGCAACAGGTACGTTAGGGAAGGCCGGGACGGTAACGGGAGGGTAGGCCATCAGGAAAGTCCTCGATTGGCCTGTGTGACCAGTCCGTTGCGCTGTATGGCCGATCCTATCCCCTGGGCAATTTTAGCCGGGTCGCCGTGCGCTACGTTGACGTTGATGGTCGAAATGTTAATAGCCGTTTGCGATCCTGCCCCGGCAAGATAGCGCGAACCCCTCGCGATATCACCCGCGAATTGCGCGCCCGACGCGGGGCTTTCGAACAAACGAATGAACGCATCGAGCGCCCCGGCTGCGGTTTTCTGTCCCCGAATGGCGCCCGCCGCGCCCGCGTGCGAGTTCTTCATTTCCCATGCGAGGAATTGAAGCTGTTCGGGAAGTGATGACCCGTGGATATCGTGGCCAAACACACGGGCGAAGTCGGCTTGCCTGCCGCTTGATGCTGTCCACTGTCCTATGCCGTAAGCGGTAGAAAGATACTTTCCGGTTTTCGGGTCGTATGGCCTCGCGTCAATCTTCCCGCCGCTTTCCGCGAGAATGCCCGCCAGGATGCCTTGTGTCTGAGCATCGGAAAAC